ACCAGGTCGAGTGCACCGACCGAGCCGCTCGTCGTCACGATCCACCAGTCACCCTCGTCGGGGTCTGCAGGAAAGGAACCCGTCGAAGCATCGAACTCGCCCTTGAGGCGGATGGCATCGGTGAGCCCGGCGGCGATCGCCGCAGCGGCATCGCGGAAGCCCTCGGCTTCGTCCCGGTAATCCTCCACCGTGTCCATCGCGGCGGCGAGCGTGGCGCCATGCGCCGCAAGCTGCGCGTCCGCATCGGCGATGACCTTCGCGACGGTTTTCACCGTGCCGCCATCCGTCTCGACCGTCTCGGCCGCGCCGCCATGCACGATCGCATAGAGCTTCGCCCGATAGGCGGAGAGATCGTCCGCAAGCTGTTCTGCCTGTTCCGCCGAAAGCGCCATCACACAACCTCTTCGAAATAAGCCGGCCACTCGACATCCACGAAGTCGCCGATCGCGGTCACGAAATCCTCGAAGGCGTCGTCGCCGATGACGGCTGCCATGTACGCGCCGCCCTCCATGACGAAGGGCGCATCGCGCACTTCGAGCTTGAAGGTCACGAGCCAGTCTGGGATGTCGAAGACTGCCTCCGGCTCCTCCGGGATGCGCACGACGGAGGTCGTAAGCTCCGGCCCCATGCGCAGCGGCATCTCGAACCACGCCGCGCCGCGCCAGAGCGTCACGGTCCAGAACGCCATGAAGCTCGCGAGCTGCTCGCCCGTCATCGGAATGGTGAGCGTCGGGAAGGCATCGCTCTCGCCGAAAGGCCGGCGCTGCTCGTTGAGCCCGAGGCCGATCTGCGCGCGCAAGATGTCCTCGTGCGGCTCAAAGCTGTAGCCGTCGCGAAGCGGCAAGGGGTTGATGTCCTCCGGCCATTGCGCGAATGCCATCGTCACGCCTCCTCGACGATGAAGGGGCGAACGGCGAGCTTCGCCGCAACGCGCCAGCGGGCGCCCTGCAGCGTCGGCTCGTAGGCCCCTGTGAAGAGGCAGAGCGAGTCCTGCCACCCGGTGTTGTTCCAGACGGGCATGCGGAACCAGCGCGTGCCGTCGAGAAGCGCGAGGCGGTACCAGTGCATGAAGAGCTTGAACTTGCCGAGGCTGAAGGACCAGGTGAGCTCGACCTCCGCAGGCGCGAAGGGAATTTCCGGCCGGTCGCGGGTGCCTTGCTCCATCTGCGTCCGCGAGCGCGTCTTGCCGGGCCGGAACTTGTAGCCCTTCTTCTCCGGATAATGTTCGAGCCCGGCGGGCCAGACCTGAATGTCCATGCCTCACCCGCCCACACGGCCGCGAAGGCCATATTGCTTTTCGAACGCGCCGTTGAGATCGGACTGCCCGCGCGCGACCCTGCCGGCGATCTGCGCTTCGACGGCCGAGACCATCGTGTCGATCCGGAGCGAGCCGTCGGGCTGGCGCGTCTCGCGCGTCTCGCTCTTCACGCCGGGGCCTTCATGCAGGTGGAACTCAACCTTCATTTCGCCCGCCCAGGTCGAGAAGGCGGACGACCCGCCGCCCGTGCCCGCCATGCGGCGGATGTTCTTGATGTGGCGGGGATCGTCGGCGGTGAGCATCTCCTCGCCGACTTCCGCGATGACGACGCGCTCATTGGAGCCGATGCGGCCGCCGTCATGGAAGCGCGGCGCCCGCGCGACGAGGTGGCGCGGCACGAGCTGCGTCCGCTTGCCGCCCGAGCCGATCTCGCCGCCGTCGTGAAAAAACGACCCGATAATGCCGCCGACATCGGAGATGGTTGCGTAGTTTGTGCCGAAGAGCGAATTCATGATCGGCGCGGTCGCGGCGAGACGAAGAAGCTGCGCGGCCACGTCCTGGACGACCGCGCTCACCGCGTTGCCCCAATCCTCTGCCGCGAACTTGCCCTCCGCGATCAGCCCGTTGAACCGTTCCAGCGCGCTTTCCGTCGTGCGCATGGCCATCTCGCGGGTTTCCGCGTCGCGGGCATAGGCCAGCGTCATGTCCGAGATGATGCGGGTGTTGGCGAGGATCGCCTGGGCTTCGTCCGATGTGAGCGAAATGCCGCGCGCGGTGAGCTCGATCTCCTGCCGCCTGACCGCGATCGCGCTTTCCCGCGCGGATGCCGAGGCATAGAGCATCTGACCCTGCATGCGCAGCAGCTCGATCTCGTTTTGCTGCCCTTCCTCGATCGTGAGCGCAGCGGCCCGCGCCGTCTCCGCATTGTAGCGGGCCAGCGCTTCCGTGAGCCCGTCGATGATCCGGGTGAGCACTTCCTTTGCCGCACCCTCGGCATTGTCGCGGGCCGCAATGAGCGGACGGAGCTGCGCCTCTTGCTGCATCTGCCGGTTCGCTTCCGCCGTGCCGATCGCGCCGGAGGCGACCGCCATGTTGAGGCGGCCGAGCGCGGCGGCTTCCGCGTTGATCTGCGCGACCGACTGCGCGCCAGAGGCGGCGGCCTGCGCCACCTGATCGGCAAGCGCGACGCGGGCTCGCTCCGCGGCATCGGCACCGCTGTTGAACTGATCGGTGAGGCCGCGCTGCACGGCTTCGGCGCGTTCGCCCGCCGCCGCGCCTTGAAGCCACGCCTCGGCCGTCTGGAGCGTGAGACGGGCGTTGAGGCTCATTTCCCGGTTCTGTTCGGAGATCTCGTGCGTGGCCTCCGCGAAGGCCTTGGCGCGGGCCGCTTCGATGCGCGCGCTCGCCTCGGCCGGCGGCAACGCCTCGCCCGCCACCTGCAGCCTTTCGCGCTCGGCCGCGATCGCCGCCTTCTCGGCCGGTGTCTTCGCGGCAAGCGCCTGAAGGTCGAGCCTGTGCTGCGCCGTCACGCGCTCGGCCGGGGTCAGATAGGTTTCGAGGGCGCGGCCCGTTGCGTCATAGGCGCGCTGAAGGTCGGCGAGCGCATCCACATTCTCGCGGATCGACGGATCGGCAAGAGCCGCGCCTGTGCGTTTACGATCTCCCCGCAGTGAAGCGAGGCGGGCATAGTCAGGCGTATAGCGCCGAGCGACTTCCCCGGCACGAACCGAGGCTTCATTGGCGTCTTGCTCGTCCTTCTCAGCCTGTGCTCTTCCGAGTTCAGTCCGCATCCGCCCGATCTCAGCGTTGAGATTGGCGAGGCTGCTCGTTCGCGTCGAAGCGTAATCAGGGCCGTTGAAGGCAAGCAGCCGGTCGCGCTGCTCGATCAACCGCTTGAGTGCTGCTTCGGTTGCCGGGGCATCACTGAAACCCCTGTCGATCGATCCACCGATGGCATCCCATGCGTCTGAAGCGCCCCGAGCGACGAAGTCCCAGGCTCGTCCCAGTGCGGTGACGCTCTCGCCATAATCGACAGTGCCGCGATCAAGCGCCTGAAGCATGAGAAGCTGGACACTCATACTGTCGCCACTTGCGGCGGCAGCCTTAGCAGCCTGCAACTCGGCATCGCTCAGCGAGAGTATCGCCTTGTTGAGCTTCTCTACCCCCTGTTCGGGATCGCCGAACATCTCGGCGAGCATGTCCCTCGCTTCATCCGTGCTCACACCGAGGGTTGCAGCGAAGTCCTTCGTTCTAACGATGAGTTGCTGCATGACTTCAGCCGGGATGCGGCCCGCCCGCAGATACGCGACCTCCATCTCGCGAGCGGAACGTACCGAAATTTCACCAGCTTCTGCGCTCGCCTGAGCAAGCACCTCCATTTCGCCGCGCGTCCGGCCGATCCGCCGCCCGACGCCGGCCAAGGCGGTCTCGACCGGCTTCGTCGACCCCAGATAAGAGCTCCATGCAGCCGCGCCGGTTGCGAGCGCCGTCGTGAGCCCGCCGACCGCGATGCGCGCCGGCGTCACATATTGCCGGACGAGCGCGCCGAAGTTCCGGAAGCCGCCGGTCGCGGAGACGATCTGCGGGCCCTGCTGCGCGAGGATCATGGCGGGGTTCATGCCCATCGCGAGCTGGACGCCCACGTCCTGCACCTGCTGACCGAGATTGATGAGCTGCCAGCGCTGGAGCTGCACCGCTTTCGAATTATCGAGCGCGGCCGCCGTCGACGACCGGATGACGGGCACGAGGCCTGCGAACTCCGCCTTGGTACGCGCGAGGGCGGCGCGTGCCTGTTCCCTCGGAAGAGCGCCCGCCGCTTCCGCGGCGCGGATAGACGCGAGCTGGTCGAGATAGCGTCGCTGGGCCGCGAAGAGCGGATCATGGGCTGCCCGCATCGCATCGAGCTGATCGCGGTTGCCGCCCAGCACGTCCTCGAATGTCCGGCCCGACCGCTTCGCTTCCTCCGCCACCGCCTTGAATTCGGCGGCGGTGAGCTGCAGCGCATCTCCCGGCTGCACGCGGCGGAACTTCTGCTGAAGCGCCTCGATGCTGACGCCCGCGCCCTTCGCCTCGCGCTCGACCTGGGAAAGTCCGCCCGCGGCGTCGCGTGCCTCACGCGCCAGCTTGTCGGCGTCCGCGGAGAGACGGTTGAATTGCTCGCCCGTCTCCTTCGCCCCGCGCACGAGGTTGGAGAAGTCGCCTGTGATTTGCGCGGCGAGGATCAGTGCCACGGCTCGTCTCCCTTCAGCGGCGGCCCGCCATTGAGGACAGGCAGAGCCGCGCTCTCCATCTCACGCAGCACCTCGAACAGGCGCATGCGCTTCTTTCGTTTGGCCACCGTGAGCCGCAGCAGGGCATCGACGGCG